GCTCACTTCGTGGTAGTCAAAGTTGCCGGAGATAAGATAACCCAGCTTCTTGTCTACCCTCGTGCCCATTTTGTGCTCGCAGCGGTCATCCACCGACCAATCAGTATGGCAGATGCTGCAAATCGCCTGGTCGGTTTCAAACCCTACTGACACCGTAAGGTATTCGTCGTTCATCACCTTGCGGATGGCATCTGGCTGCGTTATCTTCACGCCCAACTCAATGAAACCAAGACCACGGTAATCATCGAGCGGCATCAGATGGTCGACAATCCAATCCACGCTGTCATACAGATTGACGCGCTTCTTGGCGTCGGTGTTGTAGAAAATCGTGTCCTTTACAATCGGATACTCATCCGCGTATTGGTACGACAAATCTACGTACTTCGCCTGTAGAACTCTTCCCAGCGGGTCGGCATCTGCGTCATGCCTTACCAGCACTGGCTTCAGCGGACGGCCTGGCATGCACCAGATGTGCGCTGAGTCTTGCATCCTATCCGGCCGGTAGAAACGGAAGTTTCCGTTGACAATACCGGCGTGGGTCGCCTCAAGGCGAACTAGCAGGCTGGAGCCAGTAGGACTCTTCTCGTCGCGGCATTCAAAGAGGTGACGTCGTTTACTGTCAGATTCAAGTATTCGGAATGTCTGAAAGTCCCTCATCGCTAGTTTCTGGCTCATGATTACTCTTTTACCGGGGCCACAATCGGATTCGGCCGACCACTGATAATAGGCACGTAAGTCTTGTGTGTTTCGGCCGCCTGGCGTAACTGGACTTGCTGTATTGCCTGAGCCAGAGGCACTCTGTTCATACTCAACGATGGCAACTCTTTAGGTTTTGACACCAAGTGCTCCTTATTTTACCGGTGGAATCATCGCTTTAGCCGATGCCACAAAGGTAAGACTGGCAAGAGCCTGAGTTCTAGGGTCCACTCCTTTCGGCGGGTTCTTAGCCAAATCATTCAATACTGCATGCAAGGGAACCTTGTGCAGGTTGAAGAGCGGGTCATGCTTGGGTGCTGCAGCTGCTTTCGGCATATCGGAATCCTTAAAACGGGTTGCCTCCGCTCTTGCGGGGCGGGTTCTTCCACTGGCGGGGCAGGACGTTCTTCTGCTCTGCTGGAGCCGAGGGGGCAATCTCGAACCCCTTTCCTTTGTTCAGGTTCGTGACGCCCTTACCAATCTGTCCTTGTACTACGGGTGACTTTGCTGCCATGTGTTATCCCTTCCACTGGCGTGGCATCTTGTTCATTTGCTCAGGTGCCGGGGCGCCGGGTGTAATCTCGAAGTGGGCTCCCTTATTCAGGTTGGTGTTCCCCACGCAAATCTCCCCTCTCGGGACCTGGGTCGCCGACTTTGGGAAGTGCAGGTTCTTGGGAACTGTCCCCATGTTCGGGCTTCCTGTTATCTGTACTGGTACGCTTGTCTTGGCCATCGTCAATCACCTCAATTCCGTGTTCGAGTAGCTCCTCTTGGGCATCTCGTACGACCACCGACAACAGGTCAGGGTCGGTTGTTTCAGGCACCAGAGCCACCAGTCCGTCGCGGACCCGGTTCAATGTCATTCGTGCCTGGTTAGTATAGAGAGTTCCTGACCACTCGCTCGTTATCTCGTTGAAATAAGCATAGATGAGCTTTGGTACCTGGAGTCTCCAGGTGTCGTTTGTGAGGTTCCCTTTCTCATCCATCTCCTTCCTTAGGTCCATCATCATGTCGTATAGAGGACGGAAGTACTGTGGGTCTACGCTGGACCTGGCTTTATGTGGGTCCATGTTCTTCCCGTGCTGGTTGGTTGGTTGCGTCTTAGTGGCTGTGGCTTTACCACCCGGAGTAGCCTTGGCTTCCGCCTGTACATGCGCAGCTTCCAACACACCATCAATCTTGGCCTTAATGGTCTTCAAAGCCAGGTCAAGTACGTGCAACTTGTAGTGGGTATTGCCCCTCTGCTCCGTGGTAAATGGCTGGCGGTTCATCTTCTTACGGGCTTCCACCTCGGTAATCAGATGGTTGTTGAACTGGTTCATTGTGTGGGTTTCCATCTTAATCATGCCATCCACGTCTATCTCAGGGAAAGCAAGATGGACGTCAGCCACAGCGTTCTGTACGGACAGGTCAAATGGGGCCTCCTGGAAGAACTCCCTGATTATGGCCATCTGTACCAGTCCGCAGAACCAATCCAGGTCCTCCTTCACATAGTCTTTCAGGTTCTGGGAGACAGTCTCGGAAGTGGAGCGATTAGCGGTATTGCCCTGAATTGTTACCTTACCATTACGGCGAGTAACAAATAGATGGTTGGGTACGTTATAGCAGTAAATTGTCCCCTCGTAGTGTTCTTTACCAACGTGACTGGAATTGAGAATCCTATAATTCTCTCCCCTCCCCGTACCACTCATTATTACTTTAAATATAAAATCTCCATAGGCGTCTTCTGCTTGTTTGGTAAGCTTTATCTTCGCCTTATAACCCAATGACATAGCCAGAACCTGAACATCATTGGCAAGTTTCTGGCTAACTGTGTAATAGGTGAAGCTGGTTCTCCCTTTAAGCTTTGAACGACAGCCATCTCCATCTATAAGAGCATTCAATAAAGACGAGCGAGCAGTTTTAGACCATAAAAACACTTCGCTTGGAAGGTGCTTATTATGGGCGCCTTTACCAACGTTAGTTTCCAACCACTTATACAGAGTCTTCCCATACACCACTATGGTATGGGCGTCGTTCTCATAAGCCTGTTCCCTCCAAGAAAGCCCTACCCTGTTGGATACATCTTTTATGGCATCCAATACCCTTCCTTGGTTTTGACTTATAAGTGAGCGATAATGGCCCTCCTTTTCATTGTAAGTATCCAGAGACCCCTCAGACACGTAATACCCAAGGAACTCAGCGAAGTCTGTCAATTGACAAGAAACGCCAGTAGGAGATTGGCCTCTAACTGCTTTCTCAGCGTCAATAGTAAAACTTCTAATGCCACTAAGTCCTTCAAACTCAGCACTTTCCAGTAGGCAAAACTCTCCAAACCTACCGTCAAGTAGTTCGTAGGCTTTTACCTTCCTCCACTTGCTTGACGAGCGAGGACGTACCCACATGTCGTGATGTGGCGTTACTCTTATATCTACATGTTTCCCCTGGAAGGTTATCACGTCCCCAATATAATGCCCTTCATACTTATACGTAGGCAGGTGGAATTCTACCTTTTTGGTTTCAGGGTTGAATGTTGCTATCTTTTCCTTAGAGTGGTCTATGTTGTTGTGTAACTTCCACCCCGATTCAGTTAGTGTCTCTGTATCTTGTTGATAACAATCACCCTCTCCCATGTCCACCCCGGACACACCCAAGCCGGTGAAAATACGGGTCTTGTAGTGCTTTACGATGCTGTCGTAATCAAGAGCTTCACCGCGGGCACCAACCGCGGATACCTTCACGCGCGCATCGGTTACCAGCATGCCTTCCTTAGGCATGGCTTCAATGTCGTTGCGGACGAAGTCAATCTCGGACGTCCCGTCGATGTTGTAGTCGGCCGGCTCGTCGTCCGTGCCTACTGCCACGTGGAACAACGGGAACATATGGTGAATCATCAGCAGTTCTATGTTCTCTTCCAACCTACGCAGGGCCAAAATGTCATCCCTCACAGGGGCTGTGCGGGGCGTGCCAAACAAGTGGCCTGCTTTGCGGTCCCAATGCAGGTGGATGATGTCGTCTACAGCGTAATCTTCGAATGTACGGCCATCCGCGAAGAAGCGGCGCCACTTCTCCACCACCCCACGGCCGTTAAGGTAGGGGTAGATTGTGTGAGACGGGCATAACACATAAGCCGCCACAGGTGCTTTTCCCTTGTTCTTGGCGTTGGCTACCCCTCCCGAGGCGTCGTTATCTCTTATCTTGATGACAATGCAGTTGGATGTTACCAGCAGCTGTACCAGCAGTTCTTTGAAGAAGTTCTCCAAAGTCTGCCCCATGAAATAAGAAATCTGCTGGAAGCGCTTCTCAATGTAAGACCTATAGGTCTCGTTTTCTCCGATGATTTGGAACCCGTTGCGGAACATCAGGCTCTTCTGGCGCTTTACGGCTCTGGTGAAGTAGCTCTCGGTGTCGTAAATAGTCCAGGGCTCGAGCAACTCATACTCTGGCTGGATGATACCCACCCAACCCCAGTAAGCATTCATGTAATCGGTCTGGGTCAGTAACTTGGCTTGAACCTTGGTGGCCACTCTGGGAAGGTCTTTGGAGTTGGCGGTAGTGTCAAACTTACGCTTGTTGGCTGCCAGCTGGGCCTCTGCCCCGGCCGGTATCCTGCGGTCCATTTCAGCTAAAGGTGTGGGGGTCTTTGCGCGCTTACCCCAACCCTCTGTGGCTGGCGAAGGCATAAGCTCGTTCTTGGGCTTGGCGCGGCGTACCATGTGGCCAGCGTCGTCCTTTCCCCGGGCATAGAGTGCCAGACGCATCAGGCGGTCTGCTTGACGCCTCTCTGCGGGTGTTCCTTCTTGTATGTTCTTGTTGGTTCTAGGCACGTTATGCTCCTATTGGCACGGTGATAAGACTATTCGGCCCCACGATGGTTGCCCCTCCAGACTGCAATACAGCAGACACCTTAGTGCTTGGCTGAGGCAAGGTAGATGGTGTCAGTACCAAGCTGTTTCCTTGTACGGTATAGGAAGTTCCTGTATTGACTTTCAAGTTTCCTATAACCTGTCCCACCACAGACAGGTTACTGGGAGAGCCGGTAGGAGTTGCTACTTGCGCCCCTGAACTCTTGGTAGACATAAGCGCCTGAATAACCCCAGTCATAGTCTCAATAGACTGCAGGCTACTAGTGACTTCCACCTGGTTACCGCTCTCATTCAAGCGCCTGTCCATTGCCTTTGATGTGTTGGTTTTAACATCCGCTGCATGCAGCTGGGTTTGTTCCGAGCTGAACTTCAGCGCGGCGCCCATGGTAAGCAGGCTGGATGGGAGCGAAGAGATAGGCGGCAGGGGTGGGGTCTTGGAGCGCAGCTGCTGTTGCAGGGCCTGCTGTTGGGCCGACATCTCAGCCTGCAGGAATAGAGGTGTCAGACCTGCACCCAGGATTGACCCGTATGGCTGTGGTATTTGTCCCATTACTGTCCCGATTCCCGTGTTTAACAGGGCCACCGGATTCACAGCCATCTGAATGAACTTGTCCAGATTGAACAAGTGCCCAGTCATGTCGCTAATCAGTCTCGGAAGGATGGTCACATTCAAGCTCACCGCCAGTGCTGCCTGGGCGGGCTTGTGGAAGATAGCTACTAAGCTCCCCAACATCCCCAGGATAGACCCCAATTGATTCAGGGTATTGCCAGCCAGGTTTACCACTGCCGGAGGTATCGCCAGTCCGAAGGGTCCAGGGCCAGCCATGGTGTTGTACATGGTCCCGTACACAGCTGTTTGTCTGTCCGCCACATCATTCAACATGTTGGCGATAGGTTGGCTTACATCAACCCCATTAGGGTCGTTATTGCGCAGAACAGGATAGTCCTGCAGCTGTGCAGTCATGTTGTCAAAAATAACACCATCCCCAGACAGGATAGGCAGAAACAAAGGCAAGGATGTCTTGTAGCCACCGTCTGCGGCAATAGTCTTCTCAAAGTTGGATGTGGCTAGGTTGACATCCAGTCTCTGGACAGGAGACACTTGCAGACCAGAAGTTGGGTCCAACCCCATGTCCACTCGCATGATGTCCATCTCGGCTTGGAGTAGGTTCTGGTACATGTCCAGGCTAATGGCAGGCACCTGGTCAGGTGTGTTATAGATACGGCTTAGGGAGCGGGTAAGGTCGGGGTCGGAGGTGGGGCTTACCGACACACCCATCCCTTGACACAGAGAAACCACGCATGATTGCAGATACGTCTCCGTGGCTTTCAAATCCTGCAGCCTCTGTACCAGTTGGCCGGCACTGCTGTTCTGATAGGCGGCACCCAGTGTTCCACCCGATAGGGTGGGGGTTATCACAGATGGGGCTGTTGATATACCAGGGCCTATACCCAATTGGGATGGGATGGTCGGAGGGGGCGTGTACTTGAATATAATTTTATTCCAGGACATTTGTATCTCTCTTTCTTTGAGCTTTTCTTCTTTCTTCCGTCCAAGGTTTCCCTTTTCTTGCTGTGTTCATTTTCTTCTTTGCCACTTCTGTATGTGGGTTGTTATGTCTACCTGGTTTTCCTAACATATAAGCCGACATTTTAGCACGAGCTTCTGATGTATGTTTGTACCCCAGATGACCATCACTAATATTCATTCTTGCTTCCAACGAACGTAACTTTCCTCTATTAGAAGCACCTATCTTTTCATTCCATTCTGGAGAGTGAGGTCCTCTTATTTTTCCCTTCCACGGACCATCTTTTCCTAACTCCACGGCGGCCAGTTCATTTGAACATGCAAGTGGAACAGCTTCAATAACTTCGGACTTGGACAGGTGATGTTGTTCATTCATGCTTTAATTCTATACTTAGCTAAAAGGTTTGTCAAGT